CTACATTTAAGCCAAAGAGATCATGATGACGAACAATCCGAAATCCAAAACAGACCCAAAAACTTTTGGATCACACCGCATCAATGCGCAAGGAATATCTCAAATCACACACAGCTCCGGGGAAAGCCCGGCAAAGCCTATGTATGTGTGTTACCACCTAACTTATCTAAGGTTAGGTCGTCGATTCGAGTAAATTTAAATCACAGCACAATTAATTCAGGAGTTTCTCTTAGCGTCACCTGCGAGCATAGATTTCCAGATCCAGACGTGGTGCTTTCGCCCACGGATAGGAATCAGACTATCTCACTTCCACAACTTTTCATATCACCTCTCCTATACCTATCCATTCCGAAGAACAGACTCAGTTAGTACTGGGCTTGTGGAACTCGCCTGTCACAATTCATTTATACTCCTACTAGTTCGCGTATACGGTCTTTAACAACCGAAGGCAGTCCTTTCGAAGAAAGAATTCCATCCGATCGATTACGGATGAAAGGGACTTCTTCCTTACCTACGCGACCCAAATCAGCAATAATCTCATCCACAGAAACTAAGGATGTCAGGCCAGAAGGGCCACAACCTGAAAGAACCTTATGAAAGATCCTAGAGACTCGCCGAAAGTGATTATCGATGGTCGTCTTTTTTTGACTATCAAGAAAAAGACTTTTGAGATCGGTCTGCAGAAAAAGTTGTGCAACACAGAACTTTCCTGCGACGTCGCTTATGGACAAATCAGTTTTCGCCCAATGACGCTTAAAATCGGTGTTATAGGAAAGAAGTGGTGCTGCATATTTCCTAAGACATTCCATAGACAACTTGTAAGTCTGCCATGGAGCATTCAATTCACGCTGGGGAATATCAACGCCCAAATCCAGAATAAGCTTTGCTACTCGAAGGTCAACATCGCTCGGTTTGTACTTACCTGCACAAGGTAGGCCCATACCGCCGACTGCTTCGGGGAGGAACCAAGGAATATTAAACTTGGTCAACTCCGACTTATTGAATTTTATGAATTGATGCATCAGCTCCTCTGACAACCAGTCTGGGGCTGATCCGATTAATAACCTCGAACGCTCACCCGCCGTATAGGTCGGTGTTATAGAGTTGGTATCGGCACACGAACTTCGGGACATATTATACAACAGTCCTAGGTTCACATACTTAATATGATGAAACCAGTCGTGCGGACAAATGTCGTAAGACAGACATTCATCACATTGTTTAACAAGATAGGATGTCGAATTCACATTGACGTACCTTTTCGAGTAATAAACTTTGCCGAGTGAGGGCTTCAAACCAACATAATCTCCGATGGCGGACCATGTCCTAACTCCATCAGGGGTGAGAGAGATTAACGCGTCGTCACCATTTATCAGCATATTACATGCCGCGAGAGTCAACCTATTACCACATTCAAACTCCTTTGCCATCCGTAGGACCGTTGCGTTGATAATGCACAGTATAGGGAAAGATACAATACTCCCCATTAACTGACCATGCATTTGCTGTTGTTGTTGCCCCTCAAATTCCATGACGTGACCAACCAAAGCCCTTTTAAAAAGGCTGGCGATCATATCATCAAGTTCGAGAACTTCAACTATGGCATCGCAACAATACTCCGAAGCAAATGAGTAGAGCTCGTTTGTGGCGTCCGAATAATCGACACTCAACAGTGAGCGATTGTTTTCAACATCGGAACGAAAAACTTGACCCAAAATATGACTATCTACAGGCTGTCCAATTAATTTGAAACTTGGATGCCTCTTGAGGATCCTCCATAGGAATTTTTGGAGGGGCTTGAGAGCAGTGTAGGTGAAAGGCGGCCCTTTAGTGATCGTTCTGATCTTCAAGGGCTCCGCGAGACCAAGTGGTTCGGCCACGGGAGCTTCTCTAAAGGCTCTTTCCTTTATTCGCTGGTACAATATAGCGAACCTTTCATTCAACATAGTCATATCGATAAATGGTAACCCATCAGAATCAGTACCAAGCTCAATTAACTCACTTCCATTCTTAGCACGTAGACCCCGTAATAAACTGGGGTCAGTGAGAATTGAACCAACAGCTCCTGCCAGTGTTCGTGAGCGGATGTAATTTGCGGATGTGCTCGGGAAAAAAGGTGTTATCCAATCACTTGGTTTCATCTTCTTTCCACCGTAAATTTCGCGAATCGTCCTAAATAACTCGGATTTAATCGAAGATCTTGTCAAAAGCAACGATTTTTGAACTCCGACGATATTAGACTTCGCCCATACAACCCGTTCAACCGGCCGTTTTGTGATTAACGACTCAAACGTCGACTTCTCAGCCTGACGTATAAGAGCCTTTGATGCCCGTGGCATGCCCTTCTTCGAGTAGAGTATAGTTGTCAAAAACTCTAGAAAGACTCGAGGATCTTTTATCGACTTATTATGAAAAACACTAACAAATCGATAAGCACGCCCTGGCAATAAAACGTTAGGAAGCTCAGGTGAGCAACCTTTTGGGAGGGGTGGGATATCCTGCACTTCACCCAATACTGATATGTGGTAAGAAAAGAAAGCTGCGATCTTAAACTTCGCATACTTAATAGCAGAACCACATCTGATGGACTGATCTGTCCAGTGCTCATAAGCACGTTTAAGACCATAACCATCGCTGTTGAAGCCAAACATCCTATAAATACTAAGGATAATGTCAACAGCTTTCCTTGCAAACACTGATATCTCCCTTTGTTCTGGAGATATAACAGTGGGGGGATTAACGCCTCCACCATTAGCGTGATCAGCACGCGGCAACGTGTATTCATAAATTCGTTTATAATGC